ACAGAAGGTTTCTTGACTAAATAGGCTCAGCATACCAAGCACAGCTTGGTGCTTCCCAGCTATTTAGAGAAAGCCTAGGAAGGCAAATGTATTCCTGTGAGTATAAGTATGAGAATATAGAGGAGATAGACAAGCATAACAGTCACGCTGTTAAGTGAGAATGGCTACATGATGAGTAGCCATCCTCAGCTTGTCTGTACTGTATATATATATGGGTTAAGCCTACTCTAAAGACGGCATCTTACCATATCTGTATAGGAAAACTTGCTCTTTAAAACTGATACTCTCTTGGCTATGTTATCATATAAATTGCTAAAACAATTTCTATAATAAACGAGTCACTACGAGCAAGTTATTCTCACCTTATCTAGTTACAAATCAAAGTGAAGTCGTTGATTTGGACTAAATATAGGTGATTTATCAAGTGTCCCTATACAGTATGGACGACACCTTTCTGTAGAGTAGGTTAACCATACATACTTTATAAACTAAATTTAAACTTTAACTTAGACAAAGGAGATACAAATGTCTGATATAATTAACAAACTTGCAAAACAATACGTTGATTTAGCTTATGCTGAATCTGAAATCAACAGCTACATGGTTGATGGGGAATGGTTTAATACACCAACAATAAAACTTGTTGATGACCCTAATAATGATGCAACACCTGTAGCTAATCCATACTACAAAATTGGCATCGTATTTGATGTTGGTGGTAGATGTGATAAAGCAGAGGACAGAGTTGTTCGTGCTGTAAAAGATATGGAAATCAAAGGTAAGGTTCTAAACCAATACATGGCTTCCAAAGGAATTATTAACGTAGATGATGTTGAACCTTCTAATCCTCAACTTCATAAACTTCAAATCTCTAAAGCAGAATGGGAATCTGCAATCGCTAGAAGAGATTTCTGGTATCAAGTTTGGTTCTTAACCTATGGTATACAGTGGTCAGACTTTGATTACAAAGGTGCGATTGATGACTACAACAAAGCTAAATCAAGCAAAAGTGTGCTTGAAGAAGGCAAGTTTGATAACATAGGGAAACCTAAACTTCAAACAAAGTAACTAGCTTAGAGAGAGGGGGTGTTCTTCACCTTCTCTCTCTTTTTTTTATATCTATATTCTTGGTCGCTAAAGCGACTAGTTAATTAGGTTTACCCACGCTTATGGGTAAACACCAACTCAGCATCGAGGGTGGTGCTGGTTTGGGCAGAGGGAAAAAGGAATTGGCGTGGGTCTGTTTTCACGCTAGTATATACCCCAAGTAAAAAAAAAGGAGAGTCTTATGGACTTATGGAAAGTATATCAGCAAGCCAAGCTATGGATTGCAGACATCTTAACTTTTATATTGTTAATGGCACTATGCTATGGGATAATCATAATTCTATATGCGTTCTTTGATGTGCCAATGTACAACTAACCCTTATCTGAGGAGGTAAACAAATGGAAGAACATACTGTTAAAGAATGTAACCCAACATTATATTTATTATTTACTGACGACCCACATGACCCACACTTAGCTCATGTTAAGCTCAGTGAATATATAAGATGCCACAATAAAGAAGAACTATCTACATTAGGTGGTGATAATTTTTTAATCTTTGCTGATTATGATTTAGCTAAATCAGTAATGAATCACTTTGGAGGTGCAGAGTAATGCCTAGATACAGGTCGAATACTGGATACCAATGCGAAGAGTGCAAAGAGTTCTTTAAACCAGATGAGATGTCACATCTCAATAAAGATTACTGCTTTGACTGCGACCCAACAGTTGAAGATGATGGGCAACCATCTTGGGAACAGGAATGGGCAGATTTTGGGGAGGTCTATGATGATGACCCCAATACAATATAACTTTAACAACAAGGGAGGTATATATTTAATTTTATAAATCAAAAAAATACATTTGTAAATATTGGATAAGTGGGGGAAAAGGTACATACTTATCCCCCATTTTTAATAATCGGATTAAGGGTATAGGTTAATCCGATAAACTTGTAGGTAAATAAATAAGTATTAATTAACCTACGCAATTAATGTACTGAGGAGGTACAAATAAATGAGTAATATAGAACCATCAATACAGGTATACAGACCTAAATCAATTACAATTATGGTATCACCAGATGCAGAATCAATCTGGTTTACATTTCGTACTGAAGGTAAGCATGTTGATGATAGATGCACAGTCTATTGTAACCTAAAGACATACGATGGTAGCGACCCAAAGCTACCCATCATAAAGGTTGAAGAGTTAGATAAGAATTATTCTTCTACTATCCTTAGTGATTTAACAGAAACTTTCCGTGATGTACTTGTAAATAAAAGTAAAGCTAAGTGGAGAATGAAGTATGCGAAGCCAGCAATTACAAAATGAAATGGTTAAAACAATCGTAGCTAGCCTTGAAGAAGGGCTAGCTAAAAGCAAGAACAATCTCAAATGGGAATGTCCTTGGCATGGATTAATAACACCACCAAAGAATGGATATACAAATGATTACTACTCTGGTGGTAACTCAATGTGGCTGTCAATGATACAACGCTCATTAAATTATTCAACGAATGAATGGGCGACAGCCAAGCAATGGAATCAAATGAACGGCTACATTATTAAAGGCAGCACTGCTGGATTACAGTATTGTTTAAAGCCAATCATTGTACCAGATGAAGATGATAAAACACAGACTGTTCTTAAAGGATTCAGAGCATACCCTGTTTTTAATCGTGACCAAGTAAAGGGATTGCCAAAACAAATATCGCCAATCGAAAATAAATTTAATCGTGATGACAGGATAGAAAACTTTATGAATCAAACTGGCATCACAACTAGGCATAGTAAAGAAGCAAGGGCATATTACAATACAACTTCAGACTATGTTCACTCACCATTTAAGAAGACTTATAAAACTACGAATGGATATTACAGTACAATATTCCATGAGTACATCCATGCTACTGGTCACAAGGACAGGCTTAAAAGAGTGGGCATAGCAAGAGAAGGATTTAATAGTAGCTTAAATTATTTTAGTGAAGATATATATGCCAAAGAAGAATTGATTGCAGAGTTAGGTGCATCATTTCTGTCCAGCCACTTTGGTATATACAATGAGAGAAGACAGGACCATACTAATTACTTGGCTTCTTGGATTAGAAATATAAAGGCTGACCCCAAGTTGCTTTGGACTGTATCGAGTGATGCACAAAGAGCAAGTGATTATTTATTAAACCAATTCCATGAGGAGGAATCAGATGAAGACTTACACACAGCCTGTGTTGCTTAAAGAACATACAGATTTTATCAAGCTGTATATAGCACCACATCTTAAAGACAAATTTAAAATAGAAAAGATAGCAGATGAGATTGAAGCTGTCGCACCAGAGTTTGACAAGGCATCCTTCATTGCATACGCAAAAGGTACAATGAAAAAGCTAGAAAGGTTAGACACCATGCATGAGTATGAAACTGAGTACAAAGACTTGATGTCACCAGAAGAATACCAGCATCACACTAGTAATATAAATTATAGGAGAACCAAATGGAAATTACTGTAGAAAAAAAGAAAGAAATCTTTAGGTATCTTAGGAATCTTAGAGATAGTGGAAGAATCAATATGATGGGAGCTTCAAAATATATTGAAGCCATCTTTGGTTTGAGTCGATTCAAAGCAAGGGATATCTTCATTGAGTATATGCAGAACCCTAGTTGGGGAGAAGAGTAATGGCAGTAGCATTAACCAAACAAATATTTAAACTAGAGAAAAAAGTATCTGAACTTTTAAAAGAATTAGAATCATATAAAAAAGGATACGCAATTCTAATAGAACAATGGAATTGTTTACCCGATGATGTGAAAGAAACTACCCATAAAAAATTACAAAAGGAGAATTTGTAATGGCAGTTAAAGAATATAAAGTTTCTGTTTGTTGCGAAGAAGGTGTTGTGCTGTATATCAATGCATCATCAAAAAAAGATGCAACAAAAAAAGCAGAAGAGATAGCTAGTGAATATGCTGGCACAACTTATCCATCCGATTATGCACCAGACCATGTGCATAGAGATTACTTTATAAATGAAGTGGAGAAAAACTAATGGCAGTTGCAACACCAACAGAAATCTTGACACAGATTAAGCATGAACTTGTACAGGATTTGAATAATCTTTGGCATCACCAGAAGATTAGTAATGAAAAATTAAGTGACACAAAACCAGACTTGGATTGTGCCATGTTTAAATTAAAATTCAGTATGTTAATTCGCATCATCAGTATGGAGGTAGCGAATGACAAATGAAAGAGACAAGGCTTGGGGTTTAAGCGTAAATGTAAAAACAGTTTTACCATATATAAAAGCAATACAAAAACACCATAAAAATAAATTTGGTTTTAAAATGACGCAACCAGCAGTTGTTAGATTAGCTCTTAAACATTTTGCTGAACATTTAAATGCAATGGAGAAAGCAAATGACAAGTAAAGAAAAAAGAAAAGGAACTTACCATGAGAACTGGTGGGTTTCTTTGTTCAACAGATGGGGGTGGAAAGCTAGACGACAACCCCTGTCTGGTATCTTAAAAGATTTCCCCAATGATATCGAGATACAAATAAAAGATATGAATATTATTTGTGAATCTAAATACAGGGCTAATGGCTTTGCATTAATATCATCTTATCTTGGGAAGGGCGATGTCGATTTACTTTTGCTCAAGGAAAAAAATAGTAATGCCTATGTCTGTTTCAATGTAAAAAATACAAAAGCATTAAAGATGTTGGGGGTAAAAATGAAATGAGATACATAGATGTAATAGGACACCTGTGCATGGGACATAGATGTAATAGGACACCTGTTGTTAAAGACTCATTAAGAAGAACTTACTGTAGTGAGTGTGCGATTAAAGTATTAAAACAAAAGCCAGCACATCAAAAAAATATGTTCAAGAAAATAAAAAGGTAGTGACAATGGAAGTAATCACTACCTTTAAATGCTATTCTGAGGAGGAACGCATTGATACAATAACGTACAATATGAGACAATCAAGTCTTTTCTGGAGGAACAGATGAAAAAAATAAAACCAATTAAAATACCAAAGGGTACTACTAATAGTATCCCAGAGCGAACTATAGAAACTACTAACTGTATCCCAGAGAGGACTATAGAATTACCAACAGTAGGGAATGATAAAGTCTGGGCATTAAAGCTAGCAGAAAAAAAGCCAGCACAAACAGATAGAGAATTAATGGGGAAGCTGGAAGATATATTAGATGGAAAGATAGAAGAAATTATAAGGGCAAGATACTCTGAGTATGGGTTTGAAAGTGATGAGAGTACATACCTTATTAAGTCAGATGATAGAGATAAATTATTTGAAGCATACAAGCTGGCTCAGTATTCATTGCAACCTCTATCATTTGAAGACGCAAAGAAACAATTAAGAATTTTATATTCAGTCCAAGCTAGGGTTGGAGAAGGAATATCAGTCAAAGAAAAGGCACATCAAATGGCTTTGTTATTGGCTGATGTACCAGCAGATTTGTTGGTTCATGCTATAGAAATTAATGCAAAGACTCAGAAATTCTGGACATCTTATGCAGAGCTATGGCAACTAGTATCTTTTAGAATAGAGAAGCGTAAAAGATTATTAGAATCCCTAGAATCTAGGTTAAAAACCTTGTAATTTAATGGCAATAATGCTACAAATATATATAATTCTGAGGAGAATAATATGGGAAAAAAAGAATATACTATCGGTGGGTCTGACGTTAACAGACTACTCAATGGTAACTGGTATGAGTTATACCTAGAGAAAACTGGAGAGAAAGAACCAGATGATTTATCTGATGTACTTCCAGTACAACTTGGTATTGAAACAGAAAAATTTAATCTTTATTGGTTTAAAGACCATAGTCCAGAACAGCTATGGACAGGCAGAGATTTAGAACATCAAGCATTATACAATACTCATGGTCATAAACTAAATGGTGTTCAGCTTCACGGACATACAGATGGTTTAATAATGAAGCCAAGATATCCTAAAGAAAGTATTAACCGACATAATCTTGGACCAATAACAGAAGCTGAGAAGTATGAAAATATATACGCTGTTATAGAGTGCAAGCATACCAATCCATTTACCAACATGAATAAAGTTGCTGACTATTATATGGGTCAGATGCAACTGTATATGTTTCTTACAAGCACAGACTCTTGCTACCTATCTGTTATCTTTGGCAACAGCAGATGGGAATACATCAAGATATCTTGGAGTCAAGAATACTTTGATAAGATATGGGTATACATTAAAGAGTTCTGGGATTGCTTACAGAAAGGTGAAGCACCAACAAACATGGAAGTGATGAAACCTTCCTCTGATTTAGTACCCATTGATGACAGGGTTCGAAGAGATATGTCACATGACAATGAGTTCATGCACATGGCACATGAGTACAAGCGTACTTACTATGATGCAAAGACTAATACAGATGCTAAGAAGTTTCTTACATTGAGTGTGACAGACAATGACAGGGAGTTACATTGTGACCTACTCTCTGTTCATGTTTCAAAGACAGGTCGCAAAACAATTAAACTTAATGAGGAGAATTAATATGAGTGATACACAACTTCAAACTGTATTAGCTTATCTTAAAGAACATAAGAACATCACTAGCTGGCAAGCTATTACTGAATTTAGAATCACCAGATTGTCAGCAATTATATATGTATTGCGTGATGAAGGATATAATATTGCAACACGCATGGTAAGCAAAGGTAAAACCAGATGGGCTAACTATCATTACTTAGGGAGAATAAACGATGGCGACTAGAATACCAGAAAACTTAATAAAAATTCTAAAACAAATTGGCGAAACTCGTGAATCATCTACTTGGGATTGTCATGGTACTGCAGTTGTTAAACATAACGCATTAGAAAAAATTGCTAATATGTATAGCATTAAGTTTGATAACCCTATTGTTATTGAAACTGATATTAAAAATAAATGTGTCGCAATAATGGTAAAAGGTTATCACGATAAAGGTAGTGCTGGTAAAGTAGAAGCATGGTCAATCGGTGAAGCATCACCATCTAATAATAAAAATATATATCCCTACGCTATGGCAGAAAAGAGAGCAAAGGATAGAGTAATCCTTAAACTCATTGGCATAAGTGGTGATGTATATTCTGAAGAAGAAGGCGATAATTTAAAAAATTCCAAACCACAAGGAGTACAGTAAATGGAATACGAATACGATAACAATAATAAAGGTGCGACATTCCCACCTAGAGGTAAACAAAAGTTTATCTTACAAGGGAATGGTGAGATAGACAACAAGCCTATCAAAGTTGTAATGGTATCTGATGAATCTAAAGATGGCAAAAAGTATATAGAAATCTATGAAAAGATTGGGGTTATCTTTGATAATAAATACAAAGAACCCAATGACAAGAAGCCACATTACACAGGACCATTAGAAAAATATAATAAACGAATGGCTTGCTGGAAAGCTAAGAAAGGTTCCATGGATTATATGTCATTTAAAATCTCAGAGCCAGAAGAAAGGCTGGACAACAAAGAGCTTGACGATGAGATTCCTTTCGGTAAAGAATTAGATGAGATGGCTGAAGACTTAGCAAAGAAAGAAGGTAAAGATGGGGGATGGTAGAAAAATTAAAATAGTTGGGGAGATAGAAGCCAAGGGCATTGGTCTAAAACTAGAGGGAGTAACGGCTCATAAACTTAGAAAGATAAGACAAGCTATGAATGAGTCACATGATATGAACTTGACATTGCCACAAGTATTATCTCATATCATAACCAAACATTATAAATCATTAGAGTTATAGGGAGGTACAGTTTCCTAAAGATGCTCAGTGGGTTTGCATCTATATCTTTAAATCGTGAAAGAGTATTGCCCTAAAGATAAATATTGCATACAGTATTCTGAATCGTAAAGCCGAGTACCTTTAAATTCATAAATTGGCAAATTTAAAGAAGACCCACAACAACATTTTAAGAGGAGGTCGTATGCCAAGCTGGGATAAATCAGACTGGAGTAAAAGCAAAGAAGTTATTGGAGAACAGGGGAAGTTCGAAGATGACCCAAGAGCAGAGAACTATGATAAGATAGGCAAAGTAAATCAAACCTATGGTACAATGCCAGCAAATAATTTAACATGGTCTGATGCTGAAAGAGAAAGAGCTAAGAAACAAAAGCCATATCATTTATTCAGAAAGAAATACTAATGGGTAAAGAAATAAAACCACAAAGAGTTGACTATATATTGATAGACAAAATGCTTTTAGCTAATATGAATGGAAAAACATATAAAACTAATTTAAACAATTCAAAAATAATAAAACTTATTGGAGAAAACTATGAGTCGAAAGTCAAATTACAAAAAGAAACCACCTAAAAAAAAATTAAAGACTACAGATACACCTACTTCAGTGGTGAAGGCAAAGCCAATCCCATTCTTTACATGGCTAGAAGAGAAAATAACACAGCTAATAGGGAAACCTAGGGTAATACACTTC